TCTGCAATCTTTGCAGTTGTTACTGCACTTGCAGCAATCTCTGCTGTGTCTACTGCTGAATCTGCAATCTTAGCATTTGTTACTGAGTTTGCAGCAAGTTTTGCATCTGTTACGTTAGCATCAAGAATCTTTACAGTTGTAACTGAGTCTGCAGCCAATTTTGCTGCTGTAACATTTGAGTCAACAATTTTTGCAGTTGTAACTGAGTCTGCAGCGAGTTTAGCAGCAGTTACGTTAGCATCAACAATCTTTGCTGTTTCTACAGAATCTGAAGCAAGTTTTGCTGCTGTTACGTTTGCATTTGTAATCTTTGCGGTAGTTACTGAATCTGAAGCAAGCATTGTTGCTGTAACTGTTCCAGTATCTCCAGTAGTAATAACTGTTCCATCTACGTTTGGAAGTGTAATTGTACGGTCTGCTGTTGGGTCAACTACTGTAAGTGTTGTCTCATAAGCGTCTGCTGTTGCACCTTCAAATGTAATCTGTGTATCAAATACTCCAACTGCTGCTGGGGCTGACCATTCAACACCATATGTAGCAGATGAGTTTGCTGTAAGTACTTGACCATTTGTGCCAATTCCTAAACGAGCAACTGCATCGTCTGCGCTACCAACAATTAAATCACCTTTAGCATCAACTGTGCCTGCTGTGATTATATTCTTTCCATTAACGGTCGCAGTTGATCCCTCAACTATCAGTCCCGATTTTACTCTAAAATCTTTTGTTACGGTTGCCATCTTTTATCTCCTTGGTTAGGCCTTTAATCCCATACGCATGTAGCGTAGAGTTATAGGTGTACTTCCCCCCACAGGAACAACAGTTAAAGAAACTGTGTCTCCAGCCTTTGAAACAGAGATGGTGCCAATATTCCCATCATTTTCAATAGTGCCATATTGACTAACAGATACATCTGATCCATCATTCAATATCGTTAATTCTGTAACAGCGTACTTATTTGCACCGCCTGCTACATATTTGAGTGAGATCATATATTTCATTGATCGCCATTCACTTGCGGTAAAACTATCAAACACTGTTGAGTTTTCAATTCCATTAATTGTTAACTCGTTGTTACCGTCTGATCCAAGATCGGTAGACCTAGCAGAAGTACTATCAATTAAGTCTACATAGTTTTCCTGAGTTGGTCTATCGCCTGTCTCAAACAAAGCCTTTACGTTGGTGGTTGATATCTTTGCCATGAGGTTATTATATCATTATTTTAAAGAATGTAGTTAGAGAAACCAATTATCTGAATACCAATTCCAGGAGGATTGGATGGGTTATATCCTTGAAGTCCTATGTTAGTTAAACTAACCCTAAAAGGTAAAACTGATGCTGGTGTAATAACTTTCGCATAGTTTACGTTTTGAAAGTTTGACGGCAATGGTTTTAAATCAGAAACTGCAACGGTATTAGTTAATGTAGCAATAGCAAGAACTGCACCTAAAGCAACATTAGAGGCTGTTGAGTTAAAGGGCTTTATGTTAGAGAGGGTTTTTGTTGGTTTTATATCTTGAATAGAAACGGGGTTTGATATATTACTGATTGTTGTAATAGCCATTGATTAACTCTGATCTGTAACTTCGCCTATCATGATCATTTCACCTTGACATACCGTCCAAACACGAGTAGCGTCAGATAACTGAACATCAAATACGTCGCCAGTTCTTAGTTGCTTAGATTGTGCTGGGGATATGGTTACTGTGAATTCTCCTGGATCATCAAACTCTGTTGCATATGGAGTTACGCTAAATATTAAGTCGGTTCCAATATTATCTGAGTACCGTCTAAAATCTGCTTTTATATCAAACCCAGTTATATCTCCACTTTCATCATTTGTATAATCTAATTCATTTCCAAGATCATCTTCTACATAAATTCTAAAAGAAGCACTGTCTCCGATAACAACTGTCCAGTTAACTAGTGGTGGAATATTTCCAAGATTATATGTTGCTGGAGCCGTTGGTTGAGGCGAAATTGCAGATTCATCGGGGTTTCTATATTGTGCCATAGTTATATCATTATACCATTAACTAATGTAATATTTAAAAGATTTTTATATTTATTGCTTTAACTTGACTAAAGAGCCAAATTAGTGTTATAATTAATACATGCTACCAGTAGGTAGCATTTGTTCTCTAGGAGGTATTCTACAATGAGAGAAGCAAATGTTTGGCTAGGGGTATTAACGTTGGTTATTTGCAGTACCGTCTTTTCGGCTTCAGCAAATGCAACAAATGAAAATAACTTACTAATTAAACAGTCCGTGAAATCTGCCACCCAACAGGTGGCTTTTTTGGTTTCTAAAGACAAAAAATTAGAAAAGTATGAAAATGCTCATAATTTGACTGATGGGCAGTTGGTTGATATGTTGCGTCATGTTGGGTTTGAAGGAAAGGCTTTAAGGTCTGCTTGTGCTATTGCAAAGGCAGAGTCTAATGGTCGTCCTCTTGCTTTCAACGGCAATGTAAAAACTGGAGATAGTTCTTATGGTGTATTTCAAATAAATATGCTTGGGGAACTAGGTTCAGATCGTAGAGAAAAATTTGAACTGGATTCAAACGCTGAGTTGTTAAACCCAGTAGTGAATGCAGAGATTGCTCTCCACATGACTAAGGGTGGAAAAGACTGGTCTGCTTGGAGTTCCGTAAATGGAACACGGTATAAAGAGTGGTACAACAAGTATCCATGTAAATAACAATTAAATAAAAAATCCCCCTTGGCTTTATGCCTTGGGGGTATTTTTTTTAATTAAAAGGATTACTCTGTATCTTCAACCCAGTTTACTGATACGTTATCCCAGTTATAGATTTTACCATCTGATGGATAGGGAACTGGTGGAACGTTGTATCCAAGTTCTTCATCATATACCCAGCCTTCAAAGTCTACCTGAACTGGAGGTCTTTCTCCTTCACCTTCAGGCTTTGTAAATGACTGAGTACTTGAATCATAAATATCTCCATACTCTGCAATCTGATTTCCATCTTCACCAGTAACATTAATAACTACTGGATCACTAAGCAACATGGCTGCTAGCCTTTCATCAGTATGTAATATATCAACAACGACGTTGTCAACTATAAAAGCAATCTTTACTGGATTAACTGACTGATCAACCAAACTTTCTGGTGCGACACCAGCCCTACTAAAACTATGTGTTGCAGGGTCGTAGTCGTCTCCAACCCACGCAAACTGATTTCCTTCTTCATCTGTTACATTTTCAACAACTGGATTTGCTAAGAAAATGCCAGCAAGTCTTTCATCAGTATGCAATACATCAATAACAATATTGTCAATGATAAATGCAACTTTTACTGGAGGAAGTTCAACCTGTTGTTCGTTATTATTTTCTTCTGACATTATATCTCCTTAGTTATGTCTATTTTAATTTTTCCCCATTTACCTAATGGACACTCTGCATTTGGTAACTTAGTTTTGGCTGTCATAAAACAACCACACTCTTTGCAATTTTTAGTTGCTTTTATTAGTCTATCACAGCCTTCACAAATAGACATGCGTTCTATTTGAACTTCATCTGGAACTCTTCCAATATTTTTATTGAATAAATCCCAGGGTCTTGCTTTTCTGACTTCACCATTACTCATTTTTAACCCCCTATATATTATGTAGCAGCAACAATAAAGTTGTCAACTACTGACCCCTGATTAGTTCCGCCATCTCCCTTAAATATTCCATGGAATCTTCCCTTTGTGGCACCTGTTGCTGTATAAGTTCCACTATGCAAAGAACTTCCGCCCTTGCTTGCTGCTGAATAAACCGTATATGTTATTACATCTCCTGATGTTGATACTGCAATAGAACCTGCGCTAGAGTATGCAGATGTATTTGTATTATATTGAGTATTTACAAGTGCACTTCCATTATTAATTAACTTAAAGTTAGAAATATAGTTTGTATAAGAGTTTACCTGGTTTGATGTACAGGTATAGTAAAACGCCCAAGAACCCGAACATCCACAGTCTCCACGTCCACTAACCTGACAATAGAAAGCAAAGTCGCCGTCACAGGCTCCTCCACGACCAGAGTATCCTCTGCAATATCCGTTACAGCAGCAGTGGTTACCGTTGTACTGGCTAAATGTAGACTGGCTTGCACAACATGTTGCACAATATCCACCAGTTTGAGTACATCCGCCAGTACATGTTGTTGTTGTTCCGCTAGTTGTTGAATGGAATACTGTTGCTGCATAATAAGAGTTTGCATCTGTTATCCAAAATGCTACACCAACTCCGCCTGCTGCAACTGTATCTACTTGAGCATTAGAAATTGTTGTTCCAGCAGTAAATACTCCTGCTACGCTATTGTCTGATGCAGTGTTATCAGATTTTGCTTGTGATCCGTCTGCATACCACGTTCCCCGAATATTTTCCCATGTGTGACCACCAGTACTTGTAGTCCCTAGGTTTCCAGAAGTTGTTCTATTAAATGTGTCTGTTACTGAAGCGGGATAAGTTGCTGTTGTAACTGATGAAGATGCTGAAGACTCTGCACCTGCAACTGAATCAGCGTTTGTTCCTTTAATCTTAAAGGTATATTGTGTTCCATCGCTTAGTCCAGGAACTGCAATTGGGCTGCTTGCGCCAGTAGCAGTGATAGAACCAGGGGTTGAAGTAACCGTATACGACGTTGCAGTTCCACCTGTAGTTCTTGTTGTAAAGGGAACGCTTGCGGTTACATATGTCAGGGTTGGAGTTCCAACTTCTGGTGCATCTACAACGTCATTAATCTTTGTTCCACCAGCAGAGCCATCGTTGTACTTCTTACCAGTTAGGTTAGAGTCGCTTGCTTTTCTTACTGCCATAATGTATTACCTCAATCTTTAATTAGGAAAGTTCTGAACCAAATGCTGAAAATGACATATTTGCTGAAGATGCATAAACACGAACAACGTCTCCTGTTGCTAGTGTAAGTCCAAGAGTCAACATAATTGAGTCTGATGCTGCTACTGTAGCGCCGTAAACGATCCAGTGCTTTGCAGTAGTTGATGCATCTGCTGCTGGACGTACCGCAATTCTGTATGTTCCTGAAGATCCTGCCTGATTACATACTGAAATAGTAGAAACCACAGAAGATGTGCTGGATGGTACTGTGTAAAGTGTTGTTTCTGTAGTAGCACTTGGTGCGTTCTGTGCTAGTACTTTATATGCTGTTGCCATTTGTTAGCCTCCCATTAATAAGAATACATCTGGCAATCCACTTGAGTCTTGCCATGATGTTATTATACCATCTGTTTGTAAAACCTTTCCAGCATTTCCTGCTTGTGCTGGAATAAAAGGAACCCACGTTGATCCACTATAAACCTGAAGTTGGTTTATTACGTTTCCACTACCATCTTGTCTTATTAAACAGATGGTTCCAGCAGTGGGAGAAGTAATTGATGCGTCTCTTGCTGTTGGGTTAAGATAATTATTTATACCTTTTTTTGCAACTAATGATTCAATCATTGTTACAGCAGATAAATAACTTTGTAGACCAGCCCATTCAAAGGTTCCAGATGTGTCTGTCTTGCCAGATAATTCATACCATGTATCGTCTGCTACATTATAAATATATCCTGGTTTACCATCTGTATTAAATGTTGGCACTAGATCACCCGATTAAATGCGCTAGTGTCGCCATTATAAACATACATCTCTAAAGGACTTGATCCCTTTTTAATCCAAATAACGCCATTAGCCAGCCCCGTTGTTGGCTGTGTTGCAGTATAGACAGATGTTGCTGATATATACCCTACTGGTGCTGCTGCATCTTTGTCTACCCAAATATATCCATCTGGTATTGTATTAGAGAATGCTGTAAATGCTGCTGCAGTCGGAGCGGTTGTTGTTGCTCTTGAACTATCCCTTGCTGCAACTTCTAGCGCAGCCTTTGTGGTAATTTGACTTTGCAAATTATTAATTGTGTAAGCAATTGATGGATTTAAAAGATTTGCTGAATTAGTTTCTGCGGTATCAAAATCATACGAGCCGTAGTGATATGCCTTTAGTGCGTCCTGAATATTAGCATCGTCTGCTAATGCTGGAATTTTTGTTGGTACTAAATTTCCTATATTTTCTACAGCCATGTGGTCACCTCTTTAAAATTATACCATTTTTATATCAAACTATAGAAATAAACAGATGAACAGTCTTACTTCCAGTAAGTGCTGACCAAGTGCCACCACTATATTGGACTGCGTCAAAATTTATTACTAGGTTTGTTCCTGCACCTGCTAAAGCAGGAATCTCCATTGACGAAGCAATTGGGTTTGCCCCTTCAATTTGAAACTGAACACTAAAATTTGAAGCGGTAAGTGGTGAACCACTAACTGTTACAATGTTTGATATGGGAATGGTTGTTGATCCTGCTCCAGATGTAAAAGTAACTGCTCTTACAGATGAGTAAATTGCTGGACTTACTTTTAAAACTTGAACCCAAGTGTTTGCACCAGCCTGAGATATATATTGATACATGTATCCATAATTTTCTCCTGGAGCGGTATTAATATACATATCATTTAATATTAGAGTAGTTCCAAATAAAACACCACTTGCTGTTAGCGCATTAGGTTCTCCAGAACCAACAATAAATTTACTTCCACGAGTTCCTTGTGGCCCAATATCAATTAATAAATCAATTGATTCTGGTGGTCCTATAACAACAACATCATCAGTATTAAGTAGTACGTCAACCATTATGAATCATCTGCTCCAGTAATATCATCTACTACTGTTACAGTCCCCGTTAAAAGTGTATAAACTAATGTTGCGCCAGAATCTATTTGAACGTCATAGACATAACTTCCAGCAGTTAACGCTTCTCCTGCGCCTGGTAGGATTGTGCAAGTTACGGTATCTGCAGAGCCATCAACAACAGCCTGCATTTCGTACTGAGTTTTACCTTCTCCTCTTGCATTGGCAACAGTAAAGTTTGCGCTATAACCTGTTAAATCAAAAGCGCCACCATTTGCAGTTTTTGGACGGATTACAAACTCATACCTATCACCACGATAGTAACTAAAATTATAAGAACCTGGAAATGCCATTATTCCTCCTGTAACATTATACCACTAAGAGACTGATACATATATACCTTTTAAAATAAAAGAGCCTTCGTTGTCAGTTCTAATTTGAGGTTGTCCTCCATAGTTTTTAATTTTATCGCTATTAATAAAGATGGTTTGAGAATGTGAAATGTCATACGAGTACTGATACTTAAGTAATCCAACATAGCCCATCGGAGAAATTTCTTCATCTCGCAAAAGAGTTCTTATCCAAACTTCTGTATTTGAGGTATAGGTTTCTAAAGAAAAATCATACCTAATGTCTACCTTAGCCCCAACCTTTAAGGTTTTTAAATTTATGTTTCTTGTTGTTGGATTTAACAATGAAACTGATCTATTTGGCAAATAGGATTCAACGGTTTTTGATTCGTCTATATCTAAGAAAAAATCTACCCAACCGTCTTCGCCTCTTTCTGGACCTAGCCTATATTCTTGGGTACTTTTATTTGCATAGTACGCCCAACCAGGATATTGTCCAGAAGGACTGTCATACCCGTCCCCCGCTCTGCCTGGCTCTCCACGTTCACCCTGTGGTCCTTGTCTTCCTGGATCACCTTTATCGCCTTTATCACCTTTAGGTCCTTGTAGTCCTGGAGGCCCTGGTGGACCGACTTCTCCTTTTTCTCCAGTGATTCCAGGAACAGCGACGTACTCTGTTGTTTTAACCTCTTGGATTGTTTCTAGATATTTTTTCTTTGGGGGAAAGTCCATGCTTTTAGCCATGACTTATCCTAACTACTTTATTTTGATCTTAAATATTTTTTTGCCAATTTTTATTACTGGCGGAAGAAGGGGTGTAGGGTTTGAAACTTTTACTATTGGCATTATAAACCTGGAGTCATATCACTTAGAACACAGATAGTTCCTATAACTGGTGTCCACACTGTATCTGCATTTGGCCCACTACCACCTTCTATAATTAC